CTGTAAAAACAGATATTACATTAAGTTCGCAACTTGCGTTCTTTGGTAGTATCTGTTAGCGTTAGCAGAACCAGCACCGTTAATAACAGCTGCGTCACCAGTTCCAGCTTCAGCAAATGGGTTTGCTTGTAAGCCGTATCTAGTTTTGAAACCGATTTTCGGTTGGAAAGTATCTTGACCAACTGCTCTAACCATTTGTAGTGGTACATATGGACAGTAGAACATACCTGCGTCATAAGGTGAAGTACCTTTGTAGCCAACTACATAGTAGTGAGCAGACGCTGAGTTTGCACTATAAGGGTCAATGTACACTTTAAATCTACCGTTAAGAACACCAGCAAAAGTATTACCAGTATCGTCAACTGTTAGATTGTTGTTAAGAGCTGGAGTATAGTCTAATACACCTGCCATTTGAAGAGCACTAGCAACATCAGCTGAAGTAATGATAATGTTACCTTTACCTCTACGAGTTCTTTGTGCTATTCTGTTTGCATCTCTTTCAAGGTTAAACATTAAACCTTTGAATCTTTCAACAGACCATCTACCGTTTGAGTCTGTATCTAAATCAAAGATACCTGCTGTAGTCACATGACCAGCTGGCGAACCTTTTTCTGCGTTTGTGTAGATAGTTCTAACAACTTCTCTGTTGATTTCCGCAAGGATTTCAGCAGATAGGATATTCGCAAGTTCTGTTTCAGCGTCTAAACCGTGGATTGCTTTTAAGTCTTGAGCAAGTTCCATAGTGTATTCTGCTTTAAGAGCTCTTGATTTAGCAGTTACAGTTGACTTCTCGATTGAGAATGCCATTTCTGCAAAACTATTTCCAGAAGCGTCACCTAATGCCTCAGCAGCTGCTGTTGACATTGCTGTACCAGTTGTGTATGTTCCAGCAGGTGAGTCGTTAAGAACCTCAGGGTTTGTGCCTGAATGAGCAGTAGTTGAGAAACCTTCTATAGACGAACCGGCTTTGTTTCTGCCAGAAAAGTCTGTATCAGCTTCATCAAATAAAGCTTCAGTTCCGTTTTGTGCGTCATATCTACTTCTCATTGCAAAGATAAGTCCAGTTGGACCAGTCATTGGTTGTACACCAGCGATATCGTATGCGATAAGATTAGGCATTGCTCTTCTTACTAATGAAATCAAAATTGGATCCCAGTTAGAAATTGAAGCGCCTGTTGAGTTTGTAGGAGCAGCTTCGCTTAAGAATGCTGAGTCCTCTTTCATTGCACGCTCTTGGTTTTCCAAGATTGTAGCAGTTACAGCTCGTTTGTAAGAATCACCGATTTTTGGTAAATCTGCGTGTTCTAAAACTGGCTGCCATTTTTTTTCGTGTGTTTCAGATAAATACATTTTTTTATCTCTCCTCTATTATTTTATATTATTTTGACAATTTAATGTCTTTGGTTTTAGTAATAGCGGCGGTATAAGCAGCCATGCTTTTAGATAAATCAATTGTTTCACCAACTGAATCACCTACCGCTACATCATCAATGTCAGATGACACTTCTTTCTTAGCACCGAAGTACGACTCTTTGATAGTCGAAATCTTTGCTCTGAAATCTGTTTCATTTGAATATTCAACCTCTTCAGCAAGTTTGTTGAATTTCTCCTTAGCAGTATCAGCTAAGTCCTCACTCATTTCACTTACGATTTGAGTAGCAGTCTTTTCTGAATTTGCTTTGTTAAGTTCAACATTCTTTTCGATTTCTTCATTAAGTTTCTTTTCTAATGAATCAATCTTAGAAGCTTGGTCTTCAAGTACATCATACTTTTCGTCTGGGACTGAAATATAATGTTCTTCAAATAGTTTCTTCATACCAGAAATGAAATCTTCAGCAATCTCGCCTTTGATTCCTCTTTCTAAAGCCAATTCGTTTTCTTTCATCCACTCTTCCACTACATATGCAAGGTAAGAGTCAACTTTTTCTACGAGTTCGCCTTTAGCTTTTTCTGATTCTTCTTTAAGTTTTTCTTCGTATCCAGCGTGCATTTTCTTTTTAGCTTCTTTAACTTTTGAGTTAACAGCAGCTTCAAAGATAGTTGCAGCTTTTGATTTAAATTCTTCGGACAAATCTTCGTCTTTGACTAAAGCGTCCACATCAGCTGAAACATCAATAGTTTCATCTTCAATTTCTTCTTTTTTGTAAGAAGCTTTCTTCATCATCATTTCATCTTTAGATTTTTCATCCTCAGATTTATCTTCCGATTTTTCTGCTTCTTTTTCGTCTTTAGACGCTTCTTTGATTTCCTCAGAACCTTCACTTGCTTCTGCTTCTTCCTCTTCTTTTAACTTAGGC